TCCAGCGAACGGCATGGCAGATCAACAGCCAAGTGCTGGAGGTCATGGAGACCTTCTGGAACAACGGAGTGTCCATCGCAGGGCTTCCCCCTAGGGAGGGCCTTCCGTTGCCCATTAAGCCACACGACATCGAGACCAACGAGGAATCCCAGAAGGAGTACCGTGTGGCCGCTGCGAAGACCCACATGGAGAACACCCGCCTACTGGGGATGCGCATTGGCTTCAACATGACGCTGGATATTGCCAAGCGGTACGAGGCGTACAAGAAGATTTTCTTCCCTTACCAGCTCGACTTCCGTGGGCGAATCTACGCGGTTCCTCACATCAACCCTCAGGGGCCGGATTACCAGAAGGGTCTCCTGAGGTTCGCCAATGGGAAACCGCTGGGCGAAGAGGGGTGGAAGTGGCTGGCAATTCAAGGGGCCAACGTGGCCGGATACGACAAGGCGAGTCTGGAGGATCGCGTCAACTGGGTGATAGAAAATGAAGAAGAAATTTTACGCATCGCGGCAAACCCGTATGATGAACGGGGATGGGCAAGCACCATCTCTGGTGTTGAAATTGATAAGCCGTGGCAATTTCTTGCCTTCTGTTTCGAGTGGGCAGGTTACGTGTCCTTTGGGGATGCGTATGTTTCCAAAATACCCGTGGCTATGGACGGTAGCTGCTCTGGTATCCAACACTTTTCCGCAATGCTTCGTGACGAGCGCGGTGGAGCGGCTGTCAATCTCGTTCCGCAGGACCTCCCCGCAGATGTCTACCGCCAAGTAGCAGAGGTGGTCATCCGTAAAGCCGAACGGGACTCCGTAAGTGGCACTGAGGATGAACTGAAGCACACCCCCGATGGGGTCGCCTACGTGGCCCCCGGAACGAAGACTCTGGCAAAGCAGTGGATGGCCTACGGGATCAACCGGAAGGTCACTAAGCGGTCCGTGATGACGCTGGCCTACGGCTCCAAGGAGTATGGCTTCAAGGAGCAGATCATGGAGGACATCCTGTGGCCTGCTAAGAGGGCCGCAACCCGCCCCGATGGCACGGTAGACCCTGAGAAGTTCCCCTTCGAGGGGGATGGCTACAGGGCCGCACTCTGGATGGCTAAGGCTATCTGGCTGGCCGTGAACGAGGTGCTGGTCAAGGCCGGTGAGGCCATGAAGTGGCTTCAGGAAGCTGCCAGTCTGGCCGCTAGTGAGGAACTTCCAGTGCGCTGGACGACCCCTGTGGGGTTCCCAGTGATGCAAGCATATCCAGCTCTGGAGCAGCGTAGGGTCAAGACCGCCATCAACGGCACGATCCTGAAGCTGATGATGAACAAGGAGAAGGAAGTGCTGGACCGCCGCAAGCAGTCTCAGGGGATCAGCCCGAACTTCATCCACTCCTGCGATGCAGCCCACCTAATGCTAACGGTGAGTCGCGCCAAGCAGGAGGGCATCAAGTCCTTCGCCATGATCCACGATAGCTTCGGGACCACGGCAGGTGAGACCGAGACCCTGTACCGAGTGGTCCGTGAGAGCTTCATCGAGATGTACTCCGAGATTGCAGTGCTGGAGGCATTCCGAGATGAACTTGCGGGGCAACTCAGTGACAAGGCGCGCGCTAAACTGGAGCCGCTGCCAGAACGTGGCACTCTGGACCTAACTCAGGTGTCCGAGAGCCGCTTCTGTTTTGCCTAAACTGTACCTGTAACGCAACAATCTCACCGGAGGAACGATAGGTTCCACATACGGATAAGCAGCCGACCTCCGGTGAACCACCTAAAGGACCCTTATGGACCATGAAATCGAAACACTGACCGACCCAGCCGAATTAGTCCGAGCCAAGCGCATCTGGGCAGCCGGCTATCCAATCCCAACGACACTTGCAGTGGCCCTAATGGGTCTCGGCTATGACGTTGACCAACTCGAATCCATCTACCTCAAGTAAATTTCAAAATGGCAGACAATAAACGACCAAAAAATGTTACCGGCACCACTCCTAAGGGTGTCTTCAAGTTCCCCCATCTGAACAAGCCCGACTACGGCAACGAGGCATTCCCGAAGCCTAACGGCGAGTACAAGGTGCAGCTCATCCTGAGCGAAGCCGATGCCCAGCCACTGATCGACAAGCTCCAGCCGATCCATGACAAGGCTGTGGAAGACGGCAAGGAAGAGTTCAGCAAGCTGAAGGTGGAAGCCCGTAAGAAGCTGAAGGAACTGTCCGTCAACGACATGTACTCCATCGAGTACGACCGTGACACGGAAGAGCCTACCGGCAACGTAGTCTTCAAGTTCACCATGGCCGCTTCGGGCAAGAACAAGAAGGGCGATACGTGGAGCCGCAAGCCAGCCCTGTTCGACGCTAAGGGCAAACCGATGCTGAAGTGCCCTGACATCTGGGGCGGTACTGAAGGCAAGGTGTCCTTCGAGGTCAGCCCTTACTTCATCCCCGGTACTGGCGCTGCCGGTATCAAGCTGCGCCTGAATGCCGTGCAGATCATCGATCTGGTCAGCGGTGGTCAGCGTGATGCTGGTGCCTACGGCTTCGGTGAAGAGGACGGTTACGAGGCTGACGATTCGGCCCCAGCCGATGACGACAACGGCTTCAAGGACGAGAGTGGCGACTCCAGCGACGAAGAGTTCTAAGACGCTGAATGCCAAACAGGTCGGACTCAAATATGGGTTCCGATCTGGTCTCGAAGAGAAGATCGCGGCAAGCCTCACCTCGAAAGGGGTGGGGTTCACTTACGAGGAACTAACCCTCCCGTATGTGACACCTCCGAAGCCGCACAAGTACCATCCAGACTTCGTTTTAGAGAACGGCATCATCGTTGAGTCCAAGGGGCAATTCGTCACCGCAGATCGACAAAAACATCTGCTGGTGAAAGCGCAGCACCCCGATAAGGACATCCGTTTCGTCTTCAGTAACTCGAAGGCAAAGATTAACAAGCGCTCCGACACTACATACGCAATGTGGTGCGAGAAGAACGGCTTCAAGTACGCAGACAAGGACATCCCCGATGCGTGGCTGAAGGAGCCTAAGAAGAAATTGCCATGACTTACAATGCTGGCACGAAAGACCGTGCCGAAACTCATTTTATCGCAGTCCACTGTTCGGCCACCCGCCCCAGTCAGGACATCGGTGCAGCTGAGATTGACCGTATGCACCGCCAGCGTGGCTTCAAGTGCATCGGCTACCACTACGTAATTCGCCGTAATGGCTTCATTGAGGATGGTCGCCCTGAAGACCAGATCGGTGCCCATGTGGAGAACTGGAACGCAGTCTCCTTAGGCATCTGCATGGTCGGTGGCGTGACGGAGAAGGATGTGAACGTTCCTGAGAACAACTTCACGCCTGAGCAGTTCGCCGCGCTGAAGGTTCTCCTGAAGGAACTCCAGCAGAAGTACCCCAAGGCCACCATTCAGGGCCACCGAGATTTCCCTAAGGTTGCCAAAGCCTGCCCATCATTCGATGTGAAGGCGTGGTTGAAAGCCGAAGGAATTTGATAGGTTCCACATACGGATAAGCAGCCGAGCTGCTAACTGATTTCATGTTGTTTCTCCTAGGTTGTACTTTGCCCCGGCCCTAATCGGCTGGGGCCTTTTTTATGCCCACCAAATTCTGCAAGCGGTGTGGTCTGACTAAGGATCACTCCGAGTTTTACAAAGCTCCAAAGGGAAAAGATAAACTCCAGTCTTACTGCAAGCAGTGTAAGAAGGAGTACGGACGAGATACTGGTGCCCAAATATTACCTTCTATCAGGGTACGGGCTGAGAAGCAGGGAGTTCCCTTTGCTCTCACTAAGGATAATCTCCCGCCAATTCCAGACACCTGCCCGATACTGGGGATTCCCTTACGGAGAACCTTAGGTTTCGCAGACGACAACTCCCCATCTCTTGACAGGCTAATCCCAGAGCTGGGCTACGTCCCAGACAATGTGGCGTGGATCAGCTACCGAGCAAACCGAATAAAGAACGATTCTACTTATGAAGAACTCATACGGGTCACAGAGTGGGTCGGAGAGCAGCTTCGTAAGGCACGTCCCATGTAGCAACTGCGGGTCGAGCGATGCCAACTCCCTCTACACAGACA